GGATAGATAATTGCTCTACTTATAAGCATTATTCTTAAAACATAATTACATAAAAGAGAAATATAGATGGTTGTAGCAGAGATTCTGACAGGGATTGCTCTTGTTCAAAAATCTGTGGACTTTATCAAAACAAACATTGGAACAGTAAATGACATAAAAGATATAGCCAAACAGATTGATGGGTTCTTTGAGGGTGAATCTCAGATGAACAAAAAAAGTGGAACACTCGGTATAAAAGAACAGTTTGGTATTGAATCTAGTGCATCTGATTTTATTGATAGAAAACTATTAGATGAAAAAAGAAACGAACTAAAACAAATTATAAATCTTAGGTTTGGCCCAACGGCTTGGGATCAGATACTTGCTGAAAGAGCCAACCGAATAAATGAAGCAAAAGAACAAGTAAGATTACAGAAAGTAGAAGCTAGACAAAAGCAGAAAGAAATAATTGATTCACTACAGACTATGGGAATTGTTTTTTGTGTAATAGCAGTATTAGCAATATCAATATTTTTGACAGTAAAAGCATTAGCTTATGAATACAAACCTAAAGATTATTCTAGGCAGCAGAATAAATGGAGAAACCCAGACCTTAAAAAATACACAACTTGTCGGTTAAAAAAAAGAATAACATCTAAATATACTAACAAAAAAGCCTGTATTTATGAGGGTGGTAACAAGACTTTTACCATGATGATAGAAACCTGGTGTCCAAAAAAATACAAATGTATTTACGATCCTAATGGTTCTGAACCAGACATTGATAAAGTTATGGAAAGTCTAAGAAGTATAAAACAATGACTGCATTTATGTTGGCCTGTTATATGAATGGCGTAGTACAACAGGGTGCTATATATTTTAAGTCAGTAAATGACTGCACATACTTTAAAAAAGTGTTGAATAATCAAGAGTTTATTAAAGGTAATGAAACTATAAGATACAGTTGTATTTGTAAGTTAGTGCCTGAAATTGATCCTAAGAAAGTAAAGGTTTATTAGTGATTTCTATAGTTACAAACATAGATGATTATGTAAGGGCTTGGGTAGCAAAAAGAATAGGCATTAGAGGGTTTGGCCCATCTACAGCTATAGGTGTTCAAAAAGATGGTCAGTTAGTAGCAGGGGCAGTATTTCACGATTACCGAGATGGACAGATTGAAGCAAGTATAGCATCCTCCTCCCCTAGATGGGCTACTCGGTCTGTCCTATATTCTTTGTTTGCTTATCCATTTAATCAATGTGATGCGAACAGATTATTGGTTACTTGTGATGAAAGTAACGAAAAAGCCATGAAAATGAACAGACAGCTAGGATTTACTCCAGAGGGTATTTTAAGGCAAATGTATTATCCCAACGATGCGATTGTTTGGGGAATGTTAAAAGACGAATGTAAATGGATAAAGAAAACTAAGAAGGAATTGAAATATGGGTAAAAGCAGTCCAACTCCACCTCCTGCACCTAATCCAAATGAGTTAATTAATGCTCAAGCTAATGCTAACAGGATTACACAGTTTACACCTTATGGTAATTTACTATTTGGTTCTGTAGGCGATCAAGGACAGTTTGTGCAAGGTGCAGTACCGGAAGATGGTCAAGCAGCAGCATTTACACAGGAAACACCTTTTCAGACACAGATGAGGGCAGCCACAGAAGGCACAGGTTTAGGTCTAGGTAATACAGCTTTTGGTAGGGTTACAGGTCGTACAGTCGTAGGTCAAAACCCAGATGGAACACCTATCTTTCAAGATGATCCTGACTTTCAAAATCCTTTCAGAACAGCACCAACATTATCAGGTGTATCAGCAGCACAAGACATTGATCCAACACAACTTGCTAATTTACAGGCATTTAATCAAAATATTGCTAGTAATGTGGCTTTACCTACAGGTTTAAGTACAGAGGGTTTAACTGCCTTACAGTCTGATCCAGAAGCCTTTAGAAGTAATATAGAAAGCACTTTGTTTAACAGGCAACTAGGATTACTACAGCCAGAGTTTACTAGGCAAAGAGAAGAACTAGAAAGCAATCTTATTAATCGTGGCATACCTATTACATCTGATCCCTATAATACAGCAGTTAACAGGCTTGAATCACAGCAAGGTGAACAGCTACAAAGACTAGCCCAACAAGCCACATTAGCAGCAGGTCAGGAGTCTGACAGGTTAGTTAATCAAGCTAGACAGAATAGGGCAATGGAGTTTGGTGAAAGAGCAGCCACAGGTGAGTTTGGTTTAGCAGCAAATCAAGCTAGTTTTGGTCAGAACGCAGCTAATGTTCAACTGCAAAATGCAGCAAGACAACAACAAATAGCCGATCAATTACTATCTAATCAGGTAGCACAACAGCAAAGACAACGTGAGATAGCTGAAAGAAATGCACTTAGAGGACAGAACTTTAATGAGTTAGCAGCCTTACTTGGTGGCCCACAAGTACAACAGGCTAGTTTCTTTGCACCAGGATCAATAGATACTCAAGGTGCATTTGCAGCACAACAGGCAGCACAACAAAATGCTTTCAATCAAGCAATGGCAAGTAGATCAGCAGATTTAGGTGGATTATTTGGATTGGCAGGTAATCTAGGCGCAGCATACTTACTTAGATAGGATAAATAATGGCAATACCACCAAGAACAATGATGGGCTTACCAAATAGTCCAAGTTTTAGATACAAAGCACTTAATCCTGCATATCAATCTGATCCTAGACGTATATTAGGACAACAGTTAATGCAACAAGGTTCATCATCAGCACCAGTAGCAACACCTTTGCAGGGGCTAGGAAGATTGAGTTCTGCATTAGTTGGTGCTTACCTACAAAAAGGTGCAATAGACCGACAGGTGGCAAGAGAAGATGAATACAAAAATCAATTAGCTAATGTGTTGAGTGGCCTTAATTTAAGTAAAACACCTATTCTTGCTAATTATGCACAACAGTTTCCAGAACAAGCATTACCAATAGCACTATCTACAGAAGCCAAAAAAGCTACAACAAAAGCACCAACTACTTTTAGACCCATGACTGATGCAGAGGTAAAAGCAGCAGGGTACGATACATCTAAAGGTCAAAAATATCAGATAAATACATTAGGTAAGGTGCAACAAATCGGTGGTCTTGGAACTAATGTAAGTGTTTCAATGAATAAGGATGCCAATAAACTATTAGTTGAAGATTATGGTGAATTGAATAAAGCATCAAGAAATGCAAACGCATCTTTATCAAGTGTCAATATGCTTACAAATCTTTTAGATGAGGGTATTCAAACTGGTTTTGGAGCAGAGGTTTCAACTCAATTTCAAAAAATTGGTCAGTTTTTAAATCCAGATTACAAAATAAAAGAAATTGCAGGTAAAGAACAATTTTTATCTGTTGTAAATGAACTTGTTTTGCCAAGAGTTAAGCAACTTGGATATAATCCAACTGATGCAGATTTAGAATTTATTTCAAGGGCAAGTCCACAGTTAACCACTTCTGTTGAAGGTAATAGATTAATTCTTGAAAGTATTAAATTATCAGAATCAAGAAAAATAAGATTATTTAAATATGCAGCAGATTTTATTAAGAAAAATCCGAATTTATTAGAAGAAGGTTTAAAAGGAAAAATTAAACTTGATGAATATTTGCAACAGGTTACAGAAACCGATGAATTATTGAAGCCAAATGGTGAAGCTACTTTGTCGTTAAAAACACAACTCCAAAGCATTTTACCAAATGCAAAGATAGATGAATTGCAAAATAAAAGAGGTTCTGTAATTGACAATCTGAAAAATAAAGGGTTAGTGAAATGAAGCCAGAAGAATTAAATGAAACTCTAACTGCTTTAAGAGAAGCAAGAGCAGATAATTCTATTACAGAAAATGGTTTAGCTACGTTAGATGCTTTGGAAAAAGGTTCATGGACAAGTCCATTTGTTGCAAATCTTTTACAAGGTGTAAGTGGTAATTATAGTGATGAGATTTTAGGTTATTTAAGATCAGCTTTTACTGGAGCAGACAAAGATATAACAACTGCTTTAGAAAGAAATGTTGTTAAAGAATCTATGGCAGAAAGCCCTGCATCATCAATGTTAACACAATTTGCAGGCCCTTTACTTTTAACTAGAGGTAGGCCAAGCATAGGAAAAGCAACAGGTTTTGGTGCATTGTTTGGTAGTGGTGCTTCTGAAGGTGATTTTAAAGAAAGAGCAGGTGATGCAGCTATAGGTGCAGGTACTTCAGCAGCTTCTTATCCTGTATTTAACTTGCTTTTAAAACCTATAGAAACAATAGGCTCTGGTATTAAAAATATAGTAGCTGGCCCTGCATCTCTTGGTAGACAACAGGCAAAAGAGTTAATTAAAGAAGCTATTGCTAATGATGCAAAAACAATAGATGAAGCATTTTTATATATTTTGAATAAAAACAATTCTGGTAAACCTTTGACACTAGCTGACATTGGAACTAACACACAATCACTTTTAGATGTTGTTAATGTTTTACCAGGAGAAGGTAAAGGCATTGCTAGTAATTTTTTAAGAAACAGAGATAAAGGGTTGCTAACTAGACTTAGTACAGATTTAACAAAAGCATTTGGTCGAGATGCTAACTATTTTGCAGAATTTAAAGCACTACAAAATGCAAGGTCTCAAACAGGAAATAAATTATATAATTTAGCATATAAAAGAAATATTAAAATAAACAATAATTTAGAAACTTTATTTAAACGACCATCTATGCAACAAGCACTTAATAAAGCATTGAATATAGCAGCAGAGGAAGATGTTTCATTACCAAAAATTACACTTAAAAATGGTAAACTTGTAGGGCCTAAAGGTACTAGGATTAAATCATTGCCAACACGTTTTTTTCACTATGTAAAAAGGGGATTAGATGATGTTGTTTTTACAGCAGGTGAGCAAGGTAAAGATTTTAGAAACACAGCCAAAAATACACGAATACAATTTTTAGATATTTTAGACGAATCCAACCCTGCTTACAAAAGAGCAAGAAATTATTGGTCTGGCAAATCTTCTGTAATGGATGCAATGAACTTAGGTAATACTTTTTTAAAAGCTAATGTTAATGAACTAGCTGATGACATTGCAAATATGTCTAGTTCTGAATTAGAAGCATTTAGATTAGGTGCTATGCAAAATATGCTTAGTGAAATTGAAAAAGGTGCAGAAAGAACATCAGTACAAAGATTACTAAGATCACCTGAAAGAGAAAAACTAATGCGTTTAACATTTCCTGCAACTGCTGATGGTAAAAAAGCAGCTAATACATTTATAACAAATTTAACAGATGAAATAATTATGAGAGACACATCAAAGGGTGTGCTAAGTGGCAGTCAAACAGCAGGTCGATCTGAATTTGCATCAAGAATAAAAGATAAAGCAAAAAGAATACCTATAACTGGTTTGACAGAATTGGTTTCAAGATCAATTTCAAAAGATTTTTTACAACTTGAACAGTCGCAAACATCTGAAGTTGCAAGAGAATTAGCTAAAATTTTAACAGAAACAAATCCTAATAATTTAAATAACATAAAAAGAGATTTAGCTAATCAAGGTATAAAAAATGTTTTAAAAAATTACTTGCCTTCATTATTGCCAAAATTTGGTAATTTTATTGTAAACCCAACAGCTTTAAGCACAGCAGCAGCAAACATTGAATCAAGATCAGACATAGTGCCAAACCCATCAAATTTAATAAGATGACCCAAAAAAAACTACAGAAAAAATCTAAGTATGGAAGTGCATGGGATCTTGATAATGATGGAGAAATCACAGATGAGGAAATATCTTTAGCCAAAGAAATACAAGAAACAGAGACTAAGCTACGAAAGAACTTGGCACAGCTACGAATGGCTAGGTACACACTAATTGGTATGGGTGTATTTACAGCAGCTTGTTTCTTTATTCCCATTGATAGGCTCGAAGCCATGAGTGACATATCCAATTTATTTTATATTTCTGGTGCAGGTATCGTAGGAACGTACATGGGAACAACTGCTTATATGGCAAAGAATGGAGTTAAGTAATGTTAACAGCATTAATAGGGCCTGTTAGTTCACTTTTTTCTAGTTGGATGGACAAGAAGAAAGCAGAACAAGAGGGTAAATCTGCTGTTGCTAAAGCAAAGGCTGAAGCAGAAGCAAAGGTAATGGTTAGTTCAGCCACATCTGCTGCTGAATGGGAAAAGCTAATGGCAAAGGGTTCTACGCAGAGCCTTAAAGATGAGTGGCTAACACTATTGTTCAGCATACCTCTTATACTAGCTTTCTGTGGTGATTGGGGCAGACAAATAGTATCTGATGGATTTACAGCCCTAGAAGCTATGCCAGAGTATTACCAATACACTTTAGGGATAATTGTAAGCAGTAGTTTTGCCGTCAGATCAGCAACTAAATTTTTTGGGAAAAAACAATGAGCAAAATATACATGGGTCTTTATGACTTCTTTCATGCAATAGCTAATTTCTTTTGGCACAGATATATCAATGTAATTAAGAAACAAAGTAATCCCAAAAAAAACATTGTAAAAGCAAAGACTAAATCTAAGAAAAGAAAGTAATGCAAGACCTATTTAGGCATTTAAGAACACATACCAAAAAAAGGCAAATCATGGACATAGATCAGTTAAGAAAAGAACTTGAAGCCGATGAAGGTGTCAAAAAAAATAATAATGGCAATCACATTACTTACTATTGCAGCGAAAACGTGGTTACAGGTGGAATCGGTCATATGATTACCGAGTGGGATGATGAGAAGTACACAGAGGTTGGTGTTGAGATACCAGAAGAACAGGTAAAGGCTTGGTTTGACAAAGATATAGAAACTGTCCTAAGTGACTGTGAACTATTATATGATGACTTTGAACATCTACCAGAAGATGCACAGCTAATTATAGCAAACATGATGTTTAATCTTGGTTATCCTCGACTAAGCAAATTTGTAGGCATGAAGTCTGGTGTAGATAATAGAGATTGGAATAAAGCTGCTGATGAGATGATTGACTCTAATTGGTACAAACAAGTGCCAAACAGAGCAGGTAGGCTTGTCAAGCGTATGAGGGCTTTACATGGCTCAATCTAAACGTAAGAAAAAAAAGTCAGTAAATTTATCTGTTGGTAGGGGCGAAAAACTATCTGTAAAAGCAGGTGGTGGGCTTACAGCTAAAGGCAGAGCCAAATATAATCGTGCTACAGGCAGTAAATC